GTTGCAACAACTGTAACCGATGTGGCAGGTGGATTGGTTGAAGGTGGTAAATTAGATTCTGCCGCAATAAAACAAAATATAAAAGATTCTTTAACCGCTACATCCGATACTCTATCTAATATTATTGCTCAAAGACCACCCGCACCTACTACCATAAAACCAATTGGGGGATAAATTTTAACTTATTATATTTATTAACATAACGAATACATTTTTATTATGAAATCAGACATTTTATTATCACTTATTAAAGAAGTGGTTAAGAATGAAGTTAAGACACAGGTTAGACAGCAAGTTATTTCAGAAATAACTAAATTAGTTAAATCCGGTGCAGTTACATTAAATTCTAACAGAAAACCACAAGCTCCTACATTAAAGGAGGCAATTGGAACTACAGACCCATTTGCTGCGGCAAGTGCTGCTTTACAAAAAAGTAGAGTATCTGTACCACAACAACAAAGAGTTCAACAACCACAAAAGGAATATACAAAGAATTCTGCATTAAACGAAATTCTTAATATGACAACTCCATTTACATCTGCACAAAGAGCAGAGGGTGGTGGTAGTGGTGGTAGTGTATTAGATATGTTACAACCACAAATGAGTGTTGAAGAAGATGGTTGGGAAACTATGGATTACAGAGATTCAGGTGTTCCACAAAATATGCCACAACAAATAGAATCAACTGGTGATGCGTTGCAAGATGCAACTATGAAAGCATTAACAAGAGATTATTCTGAATTAGTAAAAAGATTTAAATAATGGCTTTAGAACTAGGTAAAGTAAAAGTACAAGATTTAACAGAAAATGATTATAAAATATTAGGAATTGGTATAAATACAACTTCCAATTCTAATGGTATATTTTCTGCTAATTATACAACTTTAACCCAGGCAAAAGATAATTTAAAAAGTTTAATTCTTACACATAAAGGTGAAAGAATAATGAATCCTGAATTTGGTTGTGATATTTGGAAATTATTATTTGAACCAATTATAGAGGGTGAAATTGATTCAAAAATAGAAAATACAATAATAGATGCAGTATCTATCTGGTTACCATATTTAAATATAGACCAAATAATTTTTGATTACGATGATAACGATATAGATAATCATACGATTGGTTTAGATATTAAGTTTTCGTTAGCATCAAACCCAAATTTAGGTGATTCAGTACAAATAAATGTAAATAATTAATAATGGCAATTAAACCGATAGATAAAAATTGGGGAAATGATAATAAAAAGATAAATTATCTTGGTAAAGATTTTGCTACTTTAAAGCAAAACCTTATAGATTATACCAAAACTTATTTTCCAAATACATATTCTGATTTTAATGAAGCATCACCGGGTATGGTGTTTGTTGAACAAGCAGCCGCTATCGGAGATATTCTTTCGTTCTATCAAGATGTTCAATTAAAAGAATCAATGTTAGCATATGCTACTGAACGTAAAAACGTTATAGCATTGGCACAAGCAATGGGTTACAAACCAAAAGTAACAACTCCCGCCGTAACTACAATGACCGTTTATCAATTGATACCATCCGCAGGAGTTGGAGCTGCAAGTGTACCAGATAGTAAATACTATTTAAGAATAAAAGAGGGAATGGAAATTCAATCTTCTACAAATTCAGGTATAATTTTTAGAACTACCGAATATGTTAATTTTGCAGAAACGGGAAGTAATTCGGTTAGTGTATATGAAAGAGATACAAACGGAAACCCAACAAGATATTTAATTGGTAAAACAGTTAAAGCAATATCTGCGAGAGAAATATCTACTACAGTTACATTTAGTGCAACAGATACCGATTATACATCTACAACACTATCCGATACTAATATTATAGGAATAACTTCAGTTACCGATTCAAATACAAATGAATTATGGTATGAAGTTCCTTATTTAGCACAAGAAAGTGTTTTTGTTGAAAAATCAAATACATCATATAATTCGGATTTAAGTGAGTTTTCAGGTTCAGTTCCTTATGTTTTAGAAGTACAAAAAGTACCACGTAGATTTTCAACTAAAGTAAATTCGGATAATACAATTGATTTACAATTTGGTAACGGTGGTGGTACTGCTTTAACCGATGAGCAAATACTACCAAATACTAAAAATATAGGATTAGGATTGTCAAATACTATTCAAAGATTGAATAAAGGTATTGACCCTTCTAATTTTTTAAAAACAAATACATTTGGAATATCTCCTGCTGGTAAATCTCTTTTAGTAAAATATTTAGTTGGTGGTGGAGTTGAATCTAATATAAATACCGGCGATTTAATCACTATTAAAAATATACAATTTGAAGAAGATTTATTATCATTTACTCCTGCTGATGCCGGTGTATATAATGATATAAAAACTACTGTAGCATGTGAAAATTTAGAACCGGCAGTAGGTGGTAGAAGTTCCGAATCAATTGAAGAAATTAGACAAAACGCATTGGGTTCGTTTGGTTCGCAAAATAGAGCAGTAACAAGACAAGATTATGTTGTTAGAGCATTATCTATGCCAGAACGATATGGTTCAATTGCAAAAGTATATGTTAGTCCCGATGGTGAGATTGATAATAATTCTCCCGCATCTATTCTTTCAAATCCAAAATATATTTCAGAATTTGTTGGATTAGTTGAGGGATTAAAGGGTAAACCATCTTCGGAAGTTCAAAAAGAATTAGTTAAGTATCTTTCACAAAAACGTTCCGCAATATCGGAAATAAATAATCCATTTGCAATCAATATGTATCTATTGGGATATGATGCGAATAAAAAACTTACAAATTTAAATACTGCAATTAAACAAAACCTTAAAACTTATTTAGGAGAATATCGTTTAATGACCGATTCTGTAAATTTATTAAATGGCTTTATTGTAAATATTGGATGTGATTTTGAAGTAATATGTTATTCTAACTATAATAAAAACGAAGTAATAGCAAACTGTTTATTGGAACTACAAGATTATTTTAATATAGATAATTGGACATTTAATAAACCAATAAATCTTTCAGAATTAGAATTAATCCTTGCAAACGTAGAAGGAGTTATGAGTGTTCCATCTGTAAAAATATACAATTTATGTGGTGGAGATGGAAATTATTCTACAAACAAATACAATATAGAACAAGCAACTAAAGATAAAATAGTTTACCCATCGTTAGACCCTTGTGTTTTTGAAGTTAAGTACCCAAATAAAGATAATAAAGGAAGAGCACTATAATGCATAAATTTTTCACATCATCATTTGACGCAAGTATATACTTACAACAACCAGACCAGAACGCAGGTAGGGATGAAATGTTGGAAGTTGGTAAATTATATTATGGTTCTACCAAAGATATTTCTAGAACTTTAATTAAATTTAATTCAACTCACATATCTCAATCTGTTGCTGAAAATATTGGTACTGGTAGTTATTCTGTATTTTTAAATTTAAAAACGGCTAAATCTGAAGAAATACCATTACAATATACATTACATGCTAACGCAGTTTCGCAAAGTTGGACAATGGGAACGGGTACTAAATTTGATAATATTACTACAGATGGTGTTAGTTGGTATTATAAAAATGGAACTGATAAATGGATGGATTATGTAGCAGTACCAAATTCATATGTAAGTGGTTCTGATACCGGCTCTATATCAAACGGTGGTGGTGGTACCTGGTACACTGCATCTATGGCATCTCAATCATTTGATTATGAAAATGATGATGTTAGAATGGATGTTACAAATTTAGTTAAATTATGGATAAGTGGTTCTCTTCCAAATAATGGATTTGTGGTACACCATAGTTTGATAGCAGAAAATGATGAATTAGATTATGGTGTTATTAAATTCTATTCAAAAGAAACTAATACTATTTATGAACCAAAATTAGAATTAGTTTGGGATGATAGTAGATTTTTAACTGGAAGTTTAACACCTGTAACCGGTTCGGCACAAGATGAATATAAAGTTGTTATTACTAATTTAAAAAATGAATATGTTGCTAATACAAAAGTAAAAATCAGATTAAAGGGTAGAGATATATATCCTTTAAAAACATTTGATAGAACATTTTCATATGACCAAGTCAAATATTTACCATCCGGTTCAACTCAATATCAAGTAGAAGATTATGTAACAGGAGAAACAATATTTCCATTTGGTGATTATACAAAAGTAAGTTGTGATTCTACATCTAATTATTTTATAATGGATTTATCAACACTTCCTATCAATAGAACATATCGATTAAAAATAAAAATAATTGAAGGTGGAATAACTACAATTGTAGATGATAAATATATATTTGAAATAGTATCCTAATGAATACATCTGCAGAAACAATTTCTGAAAAAATACAAAATATAAAAACTGCACAATTAGAAGAAATTCTAAAAGTGTCTGGTTCTGCTTCAATTACTAAAAATGAGTATGGAGTAACAATTGTAAATGATAATGATTCGGCATCTTCTTTAATTTTCAAATCGTTAAATAAAGATAAATACGATAATGCAGAATTAGAAAAAGCAATTGATACGATTGTTAAAGAATTAAAACCAAATATTCCCGTACCAAATTTAGATTTAGTTCCAAAGCCATTATATGATGAGCAAGTTGCAACTAATGAAGATTTAAGAAAAAAGGTAGCAGATTTAACTGTTCAAAATCAAGAATTAAATCAACAGATTACGGTATTACAGGCATTAATAGAAATAGAAATAAATAAAAGATTAGTAGTAGAACAAACAAATGATGCTTTATCTAATCAATTAAGCGTTTTATCTAAAACAATTTCAGAATTTGCATTACAAATATCAACTGCGGTTCAAAAATCAATCGATGAATCTATTTTAAGAGCATCTTTACAAGCACAGAACAAAGGTTTCTTTGCACAGATTACTGCATTGATTAAACAAATTGATTCATTAAACTCAATTATTGAAGGTTTACAGGCTCAATTAGGTGCATCTCAGCAACAACAAGCAATTGTACAAGGAACAAGAGCAACTGCATTAGCAAGTGGAGCAGATATGGTGTTGGATGTTGCATTAATTAAGTTAGAACCATCGACTGCTAAATCAGAACCACCAATTAAAGCAAATATAAGTTCTGAATTAATTGGTAAATGGATTAATGGTGAAACTATTAAAATTACAAATAACGATAAAGAGCCAATAAAAGTTGAAATATCTGTTGCATATCCACAAGGTGTTAGATTCTTCAACGTACCAGAAACATCATTTAGTGTTGGAGCCGGTGGTTCAAAAGATATAACACTTACTCTCAATGTGCAAGCTACCGAAGGAAAGCAATCTCATTGGAGAAGAAACGGTTGGGGTTTTTTAACAGAAAGAGATTCATCAGATTATACGGGTGGTTCTATGAAAATAACGGTAACTAATGCAGCGGGTAAAAGTGAGATGAAAACTTACGGAATAAAATTATCCAAAAAGACTAAAGCTGATTATCAAAATCATCAAACATAATAATTTATGAGTATTACAAAATATACAAACTTTGAAGAAATTGATTCTAGAAAAGAAAATAAAGGTAATTTTCTTTTAAAGGACGATTTGTTTATTGTGTCCAAAACCGAAATAGAAGAAGCGGATTTTGGTGATTGTAAGCACGATGTTATGGAGGTTTCTATATATGATGTTAATAATGTTTTATTACCAAATAAAGCAGGAAACAACGTTGCTTATATTAAACCAAATAATATGAAAAACTATATGTACGATATAGTTAATGCAGGAGGTCAAAAAGAACTTGCTATAAATGTTGAAAGACTTTTAAAAGATTTAGGATATTCAAATGGTATTCTCAAAGTTAATATAAATTTTGTTAGAAACAAAATAGGAACTGATAATAATTTAACAAGAGTTTGGGTTCAAGAAATATCACCATCAAGAGAAGAAGTTCGTATAGTTCCATTAAAAACTAATAATGGTAATATAAATCATATTACAAATACTGAATTTAAAAATATTCACAATTTAAGTAAAGATTTTAAATATTACAAAAAAAATATATTAGATGCATTAGATAAATTTGAAGCAGGTTCTTTATCTGTAATAGATGATGCATTAGTTGCTAAATTTGGTAATGATTTTAGAAGTGTATTGAGAAAAGATTTTGGATTAAGAGATTTGGATACTTTTCATAAAAGAATATTTGATAATTTTAGAGATAGT